TTGACGGTCATTTGGAGTGGACTGCGGTCAGGGACGATGTCCGGACAGCAGAGCGCCGAAAGGAACTCGGCATCAAGGTAACTCGCAAAAGGTGATGCTGTGGTAGCCGCAAAGGCAACTGACGATCAGATACTTGAGACGTTACGAAAGCACAATGGGGTACGGGCGGTAGCAGCTGCGGAACTGGGGCTCAATGAGCGCACGTTCCTGCACCGCCTCAAGCGCATGAAGGCGCAGGGTGCGTCGATTCCAGTCTCGACATATCAGCCCGGACGCCAGACTCAGGCCGTGAAAGAGTTTGAGTTCACGCCTGTCCCTGACGACGACGTTCCCATCGAGGAACTTATCGCTCAACGCAAGCGCAAGTTTCAACACAAGCGCGATCACGAAGAATCATCGAAACTCATTCCGGTTCGTATCAAGATGCGAGGCCCAATCGGCTTACTGCATTTTGGCGATCCGCACGTCGATGACGACGGCACCGACATCGAAGCGCTGGAGCGGCACACGGATCTGTGCAACCAGACAGAAGGCTTATTCGCCTGCAATCTGGGGGATACGACCAATAACTGGGTAGGCCGTTTAGCAAGGCTTTACGGCGAACAGGCTACGTCTGCCTCGCAGGCTTGGCGACTGGCTGAATGGTTCGTTGGTCGATGCCAGTGGCTGTATATGATTGGCGGCAACCACGATATGTGGAGCGGATCTGGAGATCCTCTGAAGTGGATCGCAAAGCAGCAAAACGCGCTGTACAAATCCAGCGAGGCACGGATCTCGTTGCAGTTTCCAAACGGCCGCGAAGTGCGCGTCAACGCGAGACACGATCACGCAGGTTCGTCAGTGTGGAACCCGGCTCACGGGCCGATGAAAGCCGCGATGCTCGGAACACGCGATCACATCTACGTCGCAGGCCATAAGCACGAAAGCGCTTACTCGGTGCTGAAAGACCCGATCTCGGGTATCACAATGCACTTGATCAAGGCTGCGTCATACAAGATCTACGACCGTTACGCCAAGGAGCGAGGGTTCCGTGATAACGCGCTGTCGCCCTGCGTACTGACAACGATCAATCCATCCCTGCCTGACAGTCATCCCGATATGGTCAAGGTCTGGTGGGAGCCTGAAGAAGGCGCTGAATATCTCACTTGGCTGCGGAGCCGATAATGCCAAGCCCATACCTGTTAATACGCGCACGGGTGAATCGTGCGTTGTTCCGATCCCGTGCCTACAAGCGGCTCTTCAGTGATGCGAAGACTGGCGCACAACTGTCTGAGGAAGGCGCGACAGTACTCGCTCACCTAAAACGGTTCGCCAAGTACGGCAAGCCGCCGGTCGCCAATGATCGGACGGGAGCGACGGACATGTTCGAAGTTGGCCGGATGGTTGGCCGACAAGAGACGGTGCAGTTGATTGTCGAGGCGCTGCACTTGGACGAAAAGACCTTGACCAATCTACAAGAGGATTTACCTAATGAGTGACGACAACGGGTCCGGCATGACCGGGCAACCCGGCGATGGCGCCGGGAATACAGGCGCACCGTCATGGTTTGCGATGGATGGAATGCCTCCTGAGCAGGCAAGCCAACTCGGGGAGATGGTCAAGGCCAAGGGCTGGAAGCATCCCAGCGAGGCGCTGATGTCTTACCAGAATCTGGAGAAGGTGTTCGGCGCTGACAAGGCTGGCCGCACGATCCTTGCGCCGAAGGGTGACGACGACGTAGAGGGCTGGAACTCGGTCTATAACCGCCTAGGACGCCCTGAGAGCGCCGACAAATACGAACTGCCTGTACCTGAAGGGCAGGACCGCTCGTTCGCTGACGCTTTCGCTCCGGTCTTCCACGAGTACGGCCTGACAAGCAAGCAGGCCAAGGGCATCGCCGAGAAGTGGAATGAGATGAGCGGCTCGATGATGGAGCAGCAGGAAGCGGCCTTCCAACAGAAGGTCGACGCCGAATACTCCGCCCTGCAAAAGGAGTGGGGCGTGGCTGCTACTCAGAACGAAGAGATTGCCCGTAGAGCGGCTATTCAATTCTCGAAAAAGGCTGGCCTTGATGAGGTTGCGTTTGACGCGATGGAGAAGTCCATCGGTACCGCGAAACTGATTAAGTTGTTCCACGAGATCGGATCGTCGTTCCAAGAAGGCACGTTCGTCTCAAGTGATATGGTTTCTGGCGGCAGGATGACTCCGGCTCAGGCCGACGCCAAGATCAAGGCCAAGTTCACGGACAACGAGTTTATGTCCCGGTACATGAACCAAGATCCGAAGATCCGTCAAGGTGCCATCGACGAGATGATGGAATTGCAACGGATGGCTAACCCGGAACTCTTTACTTCATAGTTGCGAGTGTGCTAGCCGAGGGGTACCATTAACTCGAACTCCTGTATAGAGACCTTCGCTTTTCGGGTCTGTTTTGGCCGGGGGGTAACACCCCCGGTTTTTTTACAGGAACGGGCAAGTCGCAAGACCCCGCTGACAACCGGAAAGACGGTCGCTTGGTGAGAGCGTATCTCGCAAGGATTACGGCCCCGGCAACGGACAAGCCTTCCGAGAACATAGTGTTTTTTGTGTTTTCATGGAGGGACTATCATGTCCGATCAAATTGCTAGTGCATATGCCGTACAGTACGGCACCAACGTCAGTATTCTGCTCCAGCAGAAAGGCTCCAAGTTGCGGTCAACCGTGGCTATGGGTTCGTACAAGGGCAAGGCGTCTGAAGTCGTCACGCAGTACGGTGCCACCTCGGCCCGTGCGGTTTCGACCCGCTACAGCCCGATTGTTCCGGTCAATACGCCGAACGCCCGTCGTTGGGTGTTCCCGGAAGACTTCGACTGGGCTGACCTGATCGATAACTTCGACAAGTTGCGTCTCCTTGCTGACCCGCAGTCTGCTTACACGCAGAACGGTCTGTATGCGATGGGCCGCGCTCTTGACGACGTGATCATCGCCGGCATGCTTAACGACAACAAGACGGGCGAGTCTGGTGGCACGACCACTAGTTTCGACACGTCGAACCAGCGCGTTGCTGTGAACTACGCTGCCGCTGGCAACGTGGGCCTCACGGTCGACAAGTTGCGTGAAGCCCGTCGCATCCTGATGGAGAACGAAGTCGATCTCGACGCTGAGCCGGTGTACTGCGCCATCTCGGCCGAGCAGCACGACGACCTTCTCGGTCAGATGCAGGTTGTTTCGTCTGACTTCAACGGCGACACGCCGGTGCTGAAGGACGGAAAGATCATGCAGTTCTTGGGCATCAACTTCATCCACTCAGAGCGCTTGCCGCTCAGTTCAACGTATCGTCGTTGCCCGGTGTGGGTGCCGTCTGGTGTTCATCTCGGCATGTGGAACGACATCATGTCGAACGTGACGCAGCGTCGCGATTTGTCTTCGCACCCGTATCAGATTTATCTGATGGGTACCTTCGGTGCCACGCGCACGGAAGAGAAGAAGGTCGTTGACATCCTGTGCGCGGAATAAGGGAGTAAAGGAAAATGGCAGTTGTAGCAGTTAAATCAACCCTTATCACCAACGCAGATGCGACCCCGGTCGTTCTCAATAGCCCCCGTGTAGACGGTGGCTTCGAGCGTATCGAGGTTGCGACGGCCGCTATTACCTCTGGTGATAGCATCGCCTCAACCTATCGGATGTTCCGCGTTCCCTCGAATGCGGTGATGACCGATCTGCGTATCTACTCGCCGGACATCGGCACGACGACGATCTCGGACATCGGCCTGTATCGCACCGCTAAAGACGGCGGCGCTGTGCAGGATGCTGACTTCTTTGCTTCGGCCCTGTCCCTCAAGGACGGTGCGCTCAACGGCACGGATGTTCTGCATGAGGCTGCGGTGTTCACGATTGATAACTCCGGCAAGGAGTTGTGGGAAGCCCTCGGTCTTACCAGCGACCCGGCGGTGTTCTACGATGTGGCTCTCACATTGACGGCGGCGGCTGACGCTACCGGCACGGTGAAACTCATCGGTCGTTACACGGCGTAATAAAGCGGGGCGGGTCTGTAACAGGACTCGCCCCTCTCTTCACGGAGAACAGACATGGCAGACCGTTTCTACGGAATTGATCGTGGTGAGCAAGGCGTTCGTAACGTCACCGAAGGATCGTCCTCGACGGCGACCACGGACGTTGAAGTGCGTGTGGACCTTGCCCCCGGCATGAGCAAGCAAGAAGTCCTTCTGGCAATCGATGTTCTGAAGGAAGCGATCTTTCAGGATACTTGGCCACCCGCTTAATAGTCTCGGGAGTCACCCGTGGCTAGCAGCGATACCGCCATTGCCAACCTCGCCCTGACGAAAGTCGGGGATCTGAGGATCACGAATCTCACGGACAACACTAAGCCTGCCCGTGAGATTTTGGCTATTTACGACATGATGCGCGACAAGTTGCAGCGCACGTATAACTGGCGCTTCTGCGTCAAACGTGTGCAACTGGCAGCGGAAGTCGAGACACCGGTTTTCCAATACGAGAACCAATATCCGATTCCATCCGATTGTCTTCGCATCCTGCAAGTCGGGGACTATTACCCGGCACCGGATCTGTCTGACCTGATCAGTGGCAGCGGAGCAGAGTACCAACTTGAAGGGAATAAAATCCTTACCTACGACAGTGGTCCTCTTAATCTGCGGTACCTTGGTCGCGTTACTGATCCTACCCAGTTTGATCCTGCGTTCGATGATGCGTTCGCTTCGCTTCTGGCGTACAACGTCTGCGAGGCGCTGACTCAGTCATCTCAAAAGAAGGAATCAGCCTTGCGTGATTACCGTCTTGCACTGAGCGATGCGATTCGCTCCAACGCTATTGAAAGCCCACCGGAGTCCCTCGCGGATACCACTTGGATTAGCGTGAGGCTCTAATGCCAAACGCAAACCCGGCTGTACTCAATTTCAACGGCGGTGAAGTTGGACCGCTGTTGAGCGGCAGAACGGATTACGAGAAGTATCCGTCGACTGCATACCGCATGCGCCGATTCATCCCGACAGCGCAAGGCCCAGCCAAGCGCACACCGGGAACGAAGTACGTACTGCAAACCAAAGAAGCCGGGAAGAAGGTCTGGTTGAGGCGATTCGAATTTGCTTTCGACCAAGCCTACGTGCTGGAGTTCGGCGATCAATACGTGCGGTTCTACACGGATCGCGGCGTGGTTCTGGAAGACGCGCAAGACATCGTCAACATTACCAACGCATCCACTGGCGTACTGACCTACCTCGGCGCTGACCCTTCAAACGGAGACTGGTTCTACATCGAAGGCGTGTTCGGCATGGCCGAGATCAACGGGCAATACGTCAAGGTTGCCAACGTCAACGCAGGCGCAAAGACGTTTGAACTTTTTGATCTGAACGATGTCGCGATTGATACCACGTCATACGGTGCGTACACAGGGAATGGCGACATTTCTCGCGTGTATACGATTGCATCGCCGTACACCGAAGCGGATCTGGTCACGGCTGAAGGTACGCCTGCACTGTCGATCTCGCAGTCTGGTGACGTTCTGTACATTGGATGCGAAGGCTACGAGCCGCGCACACTGACCCGAGCGGGAAACATCAGTTGGTCGTTCGCGACGTATGCGCCGACCGATGGTCCATTTCAGCGAGAGCCGCTGACGCCTGACACGTTTACGCTGAGCGCGACGACAGGTAACGTCAACGTCACCTCGACCACGCCGCTGTTTGACTCCAACTCTGTCGGAATGCTGATCCGTTTGCAGCCGATCAACATCACCACAACGCAGTGGGAGACCGGCAAATCAATTACTGCTGGCGATATCCGCAAGAGCAACAACAAATTCTACGAAGCGATGAACACGGCCACTACTGGTGCGGTTCGTCCTATCCACGAAGAAGGGCAAGACTACGACGGCAACACGGGTGTGTTGTGGAAGTTCTTGCACCCCGGATACGTGGTCCTGAAGATTACCGCCGTCAACAGCACGACCGATGTCGATGCTGACATTTTCGGCCCCGGTGTAGCGCCCACAGAACTCACCTCAGGCGCTTCATCGCTGTACCGCCTCGGAGCATGGGGCGAGGGAATGGGCGGCTCCTATCCCTATAAGACTGCGTTCTGGCGCGGTCGCTTGTGGTGGGCTGGCGGACAAAACATTTACGGTTCTGTGTCTGGCGACTACGAGTCGATGGCACCGGACACGATGGGCGAGATTCTCGCTGACAATGCGCTGAACCTGACGATTGCGATTGGCAACGTCGACAAGGTGCGGTGGCTAAAGGCCGGTAACGCGCTGCTCGTGGGTACCGGTGGATCTGAGATTGCGATTCGTGAAGCGATTTCAAGTCAAGCGCTTGGACCTGAGAACGTGAAGTTCGACCTGCAATCTGCTGAAGGTTCGCGTGAGGTCGACCCGGTTCTGGTCGAAGACTCTGCGCTGTTCGTGCGTATCGGCGGTCGTCGCATCATGGAATTGCGGTACGACATCCAGACCGAAGCGTATGTACCGCGAGACATGAACGTCCTGTATCCCGAGATCACCAAGTCTGGGATTGTCGACATCGCATACCAAAAGGAACCCGACGATATTATCTGGTGCGTTCTCGGTGACGGTCGCCTGATCGGCCTGACCTATGATCGAGAGCAGAACGTCTACGGCTGGCACCAGCACCCGATTGGCGGCGACAACGCAAAGGTTGAATCGGTGCAGGTTATCTCTGGGCCGAACGGCGATGTTGATGACGTGTGGATGGTTGTTGCGCGTACGGTCGCAGACGATCTCGACAATCTGATTCTGGCCGAAGACAGCGGCGCGATCCTCGCTGAAGACGGCGGTTACATGTTGACCGAAGTCAGCGGCACGTCGACCAAGCGATACGTCGAATACTTCGCCCAGAGTCTGGAAGACGGCGACGACATTCAAGGCGCTGTGTACCTCGATTCTGCGCTGGAGTATGACCCTGCGATCAACGAAGAGTTGACGGCGGGTATTGATTCCGACGTAGTCGGCACCACCAATGTCGCATTCACGGTCACGACGAACTACGAGTTGTCGACCGAAGCCGACGAAATCTTGCTGACCGAAGACGGCGACGAACTCGGCACTGACGAGGCGATCTTTACTGCCTCGGATGTCGGCCGCGAAATTCGCGCACGGTACTACGACGAAGACATGGAAACGTGGCGCACAGCCCGTGCCTTAATCACATCGTTCGTGTCTGAAACCGAGGTTCGCGGAACGATTATCGCTGCATTCCCGTCCAACACGTTTGCGGCGGGTACGTGGCGCATGA